GCCGCCTACGTTGCCAATTTCAACTCCGTCATACTCAACTGATGTAACAGTGTCTTCACCGTTTAAATATTCTGTAGTATAAACTTTGAGTTTCTTAATATCAAACTCGCCTACAGTTTCAATAACGCCATCAAAGAACTGACCTTTTTCGCTTGAGTATAACTGTGCAATATATTCTGTGCCTTCTGGTGCTTCATCTTCACAGCCCATGACAACCGGTTCAAGTTCATAACCACTTGCTTCATCAAGTTCGTTCAGCATGTCTTGCAAGTTCTCACCTTCGATAACACTAGCAACATGACTTGCACTGTACTCCATTGAATCAACTTCGTCTACTACTATGTATGCACTACCCCATTCGACTCCCATTGAGTGTTCAAACTCTGTGTGCGACTCATACCAAGGACGCTTGTAGTTGTCGTGATCTGGATCATGCAAGAACTGTGCTTCCGGTGGCACACTTTCGATGTTGTCGTACTCGTCTTCTTCTTCGCCATCACTGTTCATGTAGGTAGTTAAATCATAGTCGCCATGTTCTTCACAAATAGGATGCCAAAAGTCGTGTGCTTCCTTTGTAATAGTCATGTACGCACTTTCGCCACCATATCCATTTAGTTGTATATTGTAGAAACGTGGGCCTTTAAGTGTTTCTACTAGTTCTGTTTTTTCTTCTGTTGTAGCCATTATTCATCCCAATCTATTTTATTATATTTAGGTTTCTTTTTGATTTTGTTTTTGATAACTTGCGGGCGAAAAGGACCTTGCGGATCTCTTACTGCTTTTGCTTCAAAGTTTCTACGCTTTGGCTGTTGCGGTTTTCTAACGCTCTTATTCATCTTCCTCAATCCACTTTATTTTTGCAATTGAGTATTCTTCTACACCCCATTTCGAAGGTGCGCCGTATTTTATAATTGCTTTAGCAGCTACTTGTGTTTCATCCATAGCATATTCATAGCCTAGGAAATTTGTATCTGCGCTTACCATCCATGTACGTTCATGTGCAAACATTGCTTCACCCTTTAGTTTATATTAACTATAATACTACAGGTCGGCTAGAATGTCAAGTATTATCTTGGCGTTTCATTGCTTTAGTTAGGCCATACTTGCGCATGTCGCCTGAGAAAAGATGCAGTTCGACTGCTTTCTTTTCGTCCGTTACTGTGATATGATCTTTACCTAGCCAATAAGGACAATCTATTAGTTTATCTAAGAAGATAATGATTTGTGCTGTTAGTTTAAAGTCTCGCGGAAAGGGTACATCATATGTTGTTAATTCTACTACATCAGTAACAAACATAAATCCTTCGTCAGTAAGACGTAGTCCGCCATTAGAGCTTATGTTCTTCCACCAGATAGGAAAGTATTCAGCAATAGTTACTTCATTTACTGACATATCTGCCGCTCTTAAAAATACTTTTGTTAAGGAGTCTTTATTCATTTTCAGTAACTATAGTGCCTGTAGTTAATTGACAAACAATAAATTCGTCAGTATCAAACAATTCGTTTAATTTCTTAGCAAGATTGTGAGCATGTCCTGGATTACTAAAGCTAGTCTTCTTATATTTAGGGCCAGGATAGCTAGTTAATAAGTTTGAACTTTTTAGATTAAATGGCTTTTCCTGATAGAATACAGCCCATATAGCTTCAGAATCTAAAATCTGTTCGACCTTATATGTCTTTTGATTTATGTACTCTAACAATACTGTTGGCTTAGGTCTTGACATATGCGCAATTTCCTTTAATTAACTACGCATATATTTATCTCTTACTTCCAATTACTGCCGCCGTCTAGTTCTATTTGAATTGAAGTATCAGTAGTACTTGTACTACCTGAAGAATTTTTCAATAGTTTTTCATAATCTCCAGCTAGTCTAGACATTACTATACCTAAAGTATTCGCAAGAGTTTTGGCAGTGGTTATATTTAATTTAACCTCTTTGCCATTTGCTTTATCAATTTGTTCTACAATTTTAATAAACTGTTGAACAGGCTGTGTATTAATAGGTTCAGCGGTTGACACGACTTAACTCCGATCTCATTTCAAGTTCTGATTTAAACGGCCCATTGTAAGGGTAACGTTCAAGAGTAATTAGTTTAGGGCAGTGACTCTTTACCCATCCTTTATCAAATCTAATAATATAGTATCCTGCACAATACAAGCTTTTAGATTTTTCACTTTTAGTAAACAACGGCAAGTTCCGTTTTATATCATACATTGTATTATACGGAGTAGTGCTTGTTGAATAGCCATTAATGTCTTCAGGGCCATCAGCACTAGTAATAGTAGCCTTTGTCTCAAAGAAGTCTTTACCGAATGTTAAAGCTAATGAACTACGAGTGAAACTGCTTATACCGGTGCTGTTACTGACAATATATTTGTCATTTTCATCAACACGTAATGTTCCTACTCTAGATCCTTGATCTTCTAAGATCCAAAACTTCCCGTCAAGTATTGGTTTTGCTTTAACTGTCATTTAATATACCTCGCTGATAGTGGTGGTGAATAATATTGGGCTTGCTCTGCAACACGTTGCATATCCCATTTAGCACAAAATTTCATAAGACGCATGCCTACTTGCGTAATTTCTTTAGGCTCTACTTCTGCAATAGTACTATTAATTATCTCTCTAATTTCTGCAGGTTGTGCAGTCAAATCACAAAGCACAACATTACGATTGTAGTCGTCTAGTACACGATGCTCTACGCCTTCATGATCAGTCCAACGCTGTAGCATCATGTTATTCCAGTTGTAACCTTTTGTAGTCTTGTCAGCATACGCTTCAATAAGACCTACTTTGTTCTTAGTGCCTTTCTTGCGTACACCTGGATACGCACTAAACACGTTATCACTAGTGTCGCCACGCATACACTTTTCAAACAACATAAAGTCAGGCTGCGGTGCAGGCTTTGCTTCTTTAGTCTTCTTATCAATTACAGGCTCTAACTTCTTGTCGTCAAAGTAACCTTCATGTGTAATAATAGTATTACTTACGCCATTGTATTGCTTTACATTAGGTGCAATAAGTTGTGCAAAGTCACCGTCAGTACTAACAATAACATGATCATCATTAGGATGTGCTTGTACCCAACCTGCAATAAGATCATCTGCTTCAAGTTGCTTGTGTTGAATAACAGTGCAGTTAGTTTTGTCTGACATAAAGTTCTTAAACTCGTCAAAGATCTCCCAAAACGCTGTATCTTCTTCACTCTCTTGTACAGACATTTTATCACGAGCAACTTTTCTATTACGCTTGTAGGGCTCATAATAGTCCTTGCGCCAGCTACGACCTTCTAAGCAGATCACAACATGCGAACCGTTAAAGTCTTGCCATGCTTTCTTAATACTGTTTAGTGTAATATGAAGTGCCATGCCAACTTTAGTATCAATATCGCCACGTACTACATGTCTTGCACGAAAGAACGTGTTAGCTGTGTCTACTAGAATATATGTCATTAACTTGCCTCTGTTATTTGTTTAATATTATTCTTTATTTTAGCATTAAATTCGTCATCTGTCAAGTTATAATTTAAACCTTCACTTAATGCTCTACTAAAACTAGCACTCACATCGTTATTGGCACTCAGTCTACGACACGCTTCCATTGTTGGATATCCGCCGCTTAGAAACACAACACGTTCTACATTGTGCTTAACTGTTAGGTTGTGGTACAAGTTAGGCGTTTCGGGTGGTGTCAGTTTGAGAATGACTTTAAAGTCTTTACCGTATAGCTGCTCTTCTAACTGAGTATATAGTTCTTGTTCAATTACTGCTTTATCAGGATGATCAATAGGCACTTCAGGTTCAATGATTGGTACTAGCCCATACTCACTGATTATTTGTGCTAGTGTAAACTGCTGTTTAAGAACTGGATGTACCATGTCTGCGCTTTTAACAATACTACGCATCTTAGTGCCGTAGATTTTAGGACCAATGCCATTTGTAGCCCACTCCAACATCTGCTTTACTGGAAACTGTTTAAGTGTTCCATCTTCGTTGCATCCGCTGTCGATCTTTAAAAATGAGTCAATGCCCATTTCGTCCAAGATGTTAACCATGCCACGTGTGACTGTGTCTTGGTAGAGGATTGCTCCCCAGATGTTTTCATCATTAAAGGCAGGTGAGTTAACCATACGCATACGCATTTCGTGTACACGTTCCATTTTGTTATCTTCTGTGTACTCACGTCCATAACGTTCTAGTACACCACCTGTTGAACCACCACTGTGATCCATTGCTGCTATAAATCTACTCATTTCATATCCTCTTCCATTGTGCTTTTTAATGTAGCCAATACGTTCTCAAGTCTAATCAACATATCACTACGAACACAAACTATTTGAACTGGACGGTGTACTCTACCTTCGTCAGTTTCTTCAGTGGCGTCAAGAAGACTAAACAACTCCTTGACTGCTACATCATATTGTTCAATGCGGTCGATAGCTTCCAAGAGATCAGAGGTGAGTGGCGTCATATCATATTCACCGTTCGCGGCGTCCAGCAGACGAGAGATCAGTTTTGCGTCAGTCATTTAATAATCCAATCCATGTTCATCCAGTCTGTATCTTCTTTAGCTCGGCGTAGTACGCATCCCAAGCAGCCCAAGCATCAGCAGCACGATCAGCCCAATCAGCACCATTAGCAGCATCACAAGCAGCATCAGCAGCATCAGCAGCAGCCATTAATTCTTCAAGTTTATTCATTAGAGTTCTCCATTTATTTTCTTTAGCTCGTCGCAGTAAGCAGCAAAAGCAGCGTCAACAGCAGCATGAGCAGCAGCACGATCAGCATCAACAGGCGCAAACGCATCAGCAGCATTAACAGGCGCAAACGCATCAGCAGCATCAGCAGCAGCAGCAAGAGTAGCCTCCAGCTCTTCAAGTTTATTCATTAGAGTTATCCTTTTTTCTTGAAAATAATGCCTGTACATACGGCCACAAATACTCCCGAGCAAAAGAGAATAATCTGAATGAAATCAATAAGACCTAATTCAGCAGGGGCATCTTGTGCTGCTACAAAATAGGAGATTATTGCGGGCACAGCTGTAGGTAGCGTACCCAGTATGGCCCCCACTGAAAGTAGCAGTAATTTGCGAGAGCCACGAGCAGCCTTTAGTTCTTCTAGTTTAGTCATTAGAGTTATCCTTGCTTTATCATCTTATCTAATACTACTATAGTATGAATACAATGTCAAGAACTATTTTCAAGTTCAAGAATACGATAGAACATAGC